TGTTTGTATAAATATAACATCTTCATGTAAAAAAAGAGACAGTGCTTTTTCGGCACTCTCTTTAAAATTATCATCTATATTTGATAACCCAACAACCAAATCATAACTAGAAATATCTTGCTCTACACTATTTAATATATTACTGTTTACCAAACGCTCTTTATCAATAATAAATACACCTAATAAATTGTTATATTCCTGATATCCCAAATCTGCAATTTCATCTAATGTCAGAGGATACACTTTTAACTCTTGATCTATTTGTATTGGTTTCCCCCAATATAAAAGAAAAGGATCTATATATGCATCAGTCATGTTCTGTCACTACCAATATCAAATAGTAGTCTATAGCCTATATACTGATCTCCTAACGTTAAAGGAACTCCTCCTAATGCTTGAGCTGTTCCAATACCACCAACTCTATTCTGATCAACCAATTCAGTTAATCGATCACATAATTTAGCTAAACGATAATCCTTACCATCAATAGCGGTATGTACATATAGATCAACAATCATTCGCTGAGATTGATAACGAGAGTTAGATGTAGTTGTTCTTTGACCTAAATAAAACAACAAACGACATCCTTGAAATGTACCAGAAGTAATATCAGTTATTTTAATTGTTGAATAGATCAATGTTTTAACTATATCAAAATACTCTGGAATACTCTTACATGGAGTCCCATCTGTTGGGATAGATGGTATATTACCATTGTAAATAGGGGTAATCCGAGGACGAGTAGTAGTAATTATAGTTACATCATCATCCATATTATTTGCAGTGTAATATAAGAGTCTTAAAAGATTCTCATCTCGCTGAAGCAACATTTGGAAGTTTTTCATAAATGATACAAATTGGTTCATCATTTATCCTCCAATTCAGCAAGTTTCTTAACCCATCCTGTACACTTTAAAACTTCACGTTTCACTAAATCATGTTCTTTTTGCGTTTCCTTTTTATCATCAGATAAACAGGGGAGAAGTAGAATATCATATAGTCCTTCCAATGTTCCGATCATACGAATAAACTCAGGATTCATATGGAACTCAACAAAATGATCTTCTAATCCACTTAACTCAAAAATTGTACTATCCACATGTTTATATCCATCAATCGCACGTTCCTCATATAGGGGAAGAATCTTGTATATTTGATTAATCAATACAATTGCATAATCTTTTTCATCAACAAGTTTAAACTGTCTCATAAAATGTTTGCTCATGTGCTACCACCAGATTCCGAAGCGATATTATGGGCAAGCACAATTAGTAAACCTTGATCATCATTAAAAGTTTCATGACGCTGAAATCCATAAATATGATAGGTATTTTCAAACATCTGAAAAGTTTGATTTGTAAGGTCAGTTGTTAATGATGCACGATTCTGCACTTTGAGAGCAACATCTGTATTTGCATACGAGATCGATTGACTAATCGCAGAATTATACAAATCAGCCATTTCTTGAACAATGCAGGGGATAGAGAAGGAGAGGACAGATTCAGTAGAATAGATAGAATTACCAGTAGAATCATAATCAGAAATTACAGTTTCATCATGGTAAATGTTGAGAGTATTATTACAGAGTTGAATCGCAGCAGTAGGGTAGATAGGATCATCTTGAAAATCAGTCATAAGATATGAATTAGAACTAATTGTAACAACTGTTCCTTTCCCATAACTTACTCCTGGACGAAATAAAAGTATCTTTTTATCAGAAGTATCTTTTTTAGTGACAATAGTATCAACTTGAATATTGTTAATTGAAACTTGTTGATAAGAAGGATTATCTGAAAATACATTATCAACTGTCTCAATTGTGGAATTTATATAAGTATCTTTTATTGAACTGCCATAAGCGTTTAAACGATGTTTATATGTATCAATATAACTCATAAGCTATCCAGCTTAGAAAAATCAGCATTATCATATGTATAACGAATAATTTTACGTTCAGCTTCACTACTATAACCATCACGTAATGATTTAATCGCATTAATATGATTAGCTTGAGAATAAATTGTATAATCTTTTGAACTTAAATTTTGTTTCATAAGTTCAGATGTAACCAATTTTGGTGATAAATATTCCACAACCATCAACACACTCAATATTTCAATTTCTTCATCAGAAATAGTAATAGTAAATGTGGCTGAATCTTGATTACGTTGAGTTAAATCTTGTTTACATCGTTTAAAACTGGAAATAGCAGATAAAAGATAACCACTTAAATTTGCTTCAATATCAGTCTGAGACATAGATAAAAATGTATAATCTGATATTTTTTGAAGAAACCGACTATAAATGTCAGAATATGGCGTTGCCATTTATCAACACCTCTTATTCCTCATCGATTAGTTCTGTATTTAGTTCTTTTTCAAGAGTACGAACAACCTGAAGATTATTTAATTTTCCTTCTTTAATGTATTCTCTAGCTTTATCTGCTATTGTTTCTTGTAGACTGCGTGGAAGACCAATAACAACTTGTTTGACCTCTTTAGCCGATTTATTAAATAATTCATCAACATTTATGCTTTTATTTACTTTTTCGTAAAGTTGCTTTAGTCCCAAGTGCTCAACAAGTTCTTCATCATCAATATAAAGCCAAGGTTCCGTAATAAATTTGGGCTGCGATGCTTTCATAGCAACAAGTTCGGTTGCATCAACATATTGTTCATCACCATAATTAGCCCAAACTACTTCCATACCATTCTTTTTTGAAATATATTTAAGAGAACCTGAAACAACACTTTTACATAATATTTCTCTATCCAAATCAATTTGTTTTTTACGTCTTGATGTTGGTCTTTTGGAAATTGTTTTTGGAATAGTTTTCTTCTTTTCAACTTCAACTGTTTCTTCAGTTTGTTTCTTTGTTTCTGGCAATTAAAGCACTCCTTTTATTCATATTTATTTAATATTAGTTATGCGAAATGATACTGCCCGTAGAAAGCATTAAACACAGTTGTTACACCATAACGATCAATAAATTTGTATTCCATCGACATATCTTTATTTGTAAGCCCATCAGATACTTCTTTAATAAGCGGAGTTCCTTCATGAACGACTTTGATTGGTTTTGCATCAGATGGCATAAAGAAGAGTCTATCATCTGCAATCTGGAAGTTAAAAGTATTTGGAACATGAGACTGAGCAATAGGAAGAAGAGCATAACCTTTCCACATCGAGAGAATGCCATCACGATTCAACTGATCTTTCATACCATCGCTCAATTGTTCAACACCAGTAAATTTGGCCAATGCAGTTTTTGTACCAGCAATTACAACGTTAGAATTTTGGTTAGATGCTTGTACATGTGCAGCAATTGCCAAAGCATCTGCTTCATTGAATGTACTTGTTGCTTTAAACTGGGCAGGAAGATAATCAATCGTATTAATGAAGTTCGTATAAATACGGTTTTGAATATCCTGTTGGAAAGCCTGAGAAATTTTATTAACAAGGACTGTCCAATCAATACGTCCGGCAAGAAAACGAAGGAAGTCAGCATAAACAGCAGCAGCAAATGGTTCAGTTGTAACTGTAAATGAATCACCAGTATTCAATTTCTGACGGCGAATATCCCAATGATCGCCTGATACACGAGCAACAGATAGAACACTGCGATCTTCTACATAGAATTCATTTTCATCACCAAGATTAAGATCACGATAATCTACAAATTGATTGAAGAACGGAGTTGCGAAACCATCAGTAATGGTCTGGGCAAGAATATCTTCAATAATTTCAAAAGCTTCTACTTTATGACGGCGGAACTGACGATAGTCAGGTTTGTCCGTACCCATAATGTCAATAAATGCTTCACGAAGAACTTTGTTTGCATCTGTAGCAGAAAATTTAGTTACGCTGCCTTTGTATAAATCTACACCAATCTTTACAAGATTGCTCATTTCATTAAAATCCATAAGATAATTAATCTCCTTTATATGTAAGTTATTTAATATTTAATATTATTTTAGTTAGCCAATACACGAATGACTACTAGATTGCTAACTCCACCAGCGATAAGACCAGGAGCACCAGTTACAGTTGATGTACCAATAGTTTCAATCGCTTCAATATGACCAACAAAACGATGACCCGTTACATCTGTGGCTTCAGCTAGTTTATTAGAAGCATTAGCCAAAACGACACTATTACCAACTACGGGTTCAGAAGCGAGAGCAGTAATCGCATCATCAGATACAGAGAAAACATCATCTTCCTGAAGTTCATAGGCACGAGTTGCAGTATTAGCAGGAATCGAGAAGTTCTTCAAATTCTGTTTTGCCATAGAAGATTCATCATAAATAATTTCAGGAGCAGCAACAAGAACTGCTTTATCTGTTGCTACAGCAGATGGCTGATTCAAAACACGAACCTCACGTTCACCAGATAGAAGATTACCAACGACACCAACTTGACCATTCTGAAGGTCATTTGTTGCTTGTACAGAATAAATATGACCACCGTAAACAGATTTTACAGAGTCCAAACGAACGATACTAGACATAAAATTAAAACCTCCATTTTATTTAAATAAATTATTTTTTATTATATTTTTCAAAAAGTCCACCATAAAGTTTTGGTTCATCCTCAATTACAGGATCAACTGCAATTTTTACAGTTTCATTCTTGTTAGTAGATTTACTAAATTTAGCTTTGTTCTTGCCTACAAGAGCAAATAATTTTAATTCCAAATCTTCGATACTAAATTTTTGAGCATTAGCTTTAATAGAATCAATTTCTTCTTTGCTCAATTCAGATTCGAATTTGGAAAAAAGAGTATCTTCTGCGGATTTTCTTTCTGCTTCAATTTTCTTTTGTTTAAATTCTTTTAGTGATTCAAGTTCCGTTTCAACTTTAGAAAACTTTTCTTGTTCTGCTTTAATATCAGCTTCATACTTATCTGAAGCTTTCTTTTCAGCAACTTTTACCGCATAAGTAATATCTTCAGCAGGGACTACAATTTCATCAATAGCTGTCCCATCATTACCCTCAAAATCAACAAATTGTACCTTTTTACGTGCTTTTGTATTGAAATCAATAGCAATTGCATCACCGTTTACGGTATAAGCAAAACCATATAATTTACAATCATCTCCACGATCAATGGCAAATACTTCACTTGCTTCAGGATCATAATCAACATAACGATAACGGTTATATTGATAGCCCCAGTCATCGCTAACCTTTTCTACTGAAAGAACATTTTGTAATTCAGTGGTAAATTGTTCTCCCGTTAGAGCAAACTCATTAGTATCTTTAGAAGTTTTAATGTTTTCTAGTTCAGTGGTCAATTCTTCTAAAGAAAACTCTTCAAGCCTTTTATTATCTTTTTCGAATTCTTCTTGCGTTAATGAATACTTTTTTAGTAACTCAAGTTTTTCATCCAAAACTTTAGAACCTCCTTTATTAAAACTTTCTTGCTTATTTAGTGAGTAATGAAGTTCATCAAGCATTTGTGCAAATTGCTTCTTAAAATCATCTTTATTTAGCGAGTAAGCTGTAATATCTGCACTTTCAAAACATGGCTCAACTTCACCTTCACCATTTTTATCAACACCAAGAATACATAGAGCAGAAAATGTGAAATCTTTAATATTGAATGTTTTTACGCCATCAATTTCTTCGAACTCTCCATCATTGACTTCAACTTCCATGCTCTGTCCATAAGGCTGATTTAATAAATCGCCAAGTTCATCTGGATATCTACCTGTCCATAAATAAGCACCATCAATAACTAAATAATTATGTTTCGTACCATCATTTTCAGTGATTTCTTCCCATGAAATATCAGCACTCTCTGGAACGACTCCATAAGGTTGAGTGGTTTGAATATATTTAATTCCTTGATCGGAAATCTCAAGTTTTCCACCATGACCACCAAAATTATCTTGTTGCTCCAGATATTCACCAATAATGGGAATGTTGTAAATAGAAGGAAGGGCATTATCAACAGATTCTTGACTAAAATATGTATTGTTTCTGTTTAATCCCGTATATAAAACATTAATTTTAGCTTTGCTAAATAAAGGATTAACCTTTTCAATGTTTTCTACATTGATATTAAAGCGAATCGTTTTTTTCAAATCATTATCTCACCACCTTTAATGGGCTATGTTTATTTAATTGTTTCTAATGTTCCCATCTTTTTCTTTTGTCTTTTGCCCAGATGGTGTCAAATTATTAGGATCTGTTGCAGGTCTACCACCTGAGTTATTAGCAGATTGAGTATGACTAGATTGAAGAGGAACAAGCTTATCTTTTAATCCTAATACATCATTTTCAAGATAAAGAGTATTAACAAATGAGGATGGGGAATAACCATACGAGGCAGCAAGAGGGGATACAGGAAGACCATATTGAGCAGCATCAAGATAAGATTTTTGAACATCGGAAGCATTATTGTGTGTCATATCTAAGAATCTACTTCTAAATTTAAAAGTTTTACTTGTTTTCTTTATTTTTCTATTTAGCCATCGTTCAATCTGCCTTAAAAAAGAAAACATCATTTGCTCATCAACACCAATAGAGCTAGAAACTCCTGTAGATGTAGCATTATCATTGCTGAATAGAAATTGACTTACACCTGCATCACTATAGAAATTCTTCTGAGTTTGTTCTGCTGCTGAATAAATAGTATTACCTGATCCATTTTTCCTATCAAGATCAATAGTTTCAATATCCATAGGAGATAAAGCAACACCAACTTCATCTGGAAGTGATTGAAGAATTTGATTATAGAATTTGATTGCATCATCAAAGTTAAGCATTGGCTTATCTGGTTCTGTTGTGCTCATTGGAATCTTTAAACCTAATAATTTATAGTTAGACATTTTATAACTCAGTTGCTCTCTTAAACGTGCATCATTTAAATCAAAAATAGATTCAATAACTTGAGCAAAAGGAGGAAAGTTATAATCTAAATCCTCGTTGAATTTGAAGCAAACAGTGTAATCAGAATTGAGTTCTTGCCAACGCATTCCTGTTTTATCATTTTTATATAGTTTATATTTTGTTTGAAACTCTTTCGGATACTTTTCAAGGTATTTAGTGTTACGATCAAAAAAAGAGAAATCAAACGAAAAATTCCTAACCCCATCTTCAATACTCGATACAGCACATAATGTAGGATCAATTTTCATTATGTAATATGAATCATCAGTTCTTAATTCATATCCATAAAATATATCTTCGCGCATGACAATGCGCATAATCTTAACCATTTCATGCTTTAAGTTAATAGTATCTAGCATATTTAATACATCTTGATATTGAGCCTTAAATGTTGTTGCTTTAACTTTTATTGTATCTGCAATACCATATGGCTCTACATAGTAATCAAATGTAAGCATGTTTGAAAAGTATAAGATAAGTTGACGAAAATGGGGAGAATTAATATAGAGAAAACGAGCTAAATTGCGTAAGTCTTTTTCATGTTTATATGGCTGATTTAAGAGATTAATAATCTGATCTTTAGAATATTTAGCAAAGATAACGCTGTCTTTATCCCAGTTATTAGCTTGATTATTCAAATCATTAACTAACATTTTTTGAAGCTGAGAGAATGAAATTAAAACTTTCTGTTCTTCTTTTTGTAAAGTAGAAGAAGAGGATTGGGGAGAGCTTTCATTCGGCAAATAGTTTCACCTCCTTGAGTATTTAGATATATTTATATATTTAATGTTATATAATTTTAGGCTGTTTGAAACGGAATAGGAAGTCGATATTGAGGGGAATATTTTTCTTATCAGTAATATTTTTACGTCTTAACTGTTTTAGATACCACGCAAGCATAGCAAATGTATAAGCTCTATCATCGTGCATTTTATTTTTCTTTTCCGGTGCTAAGTCGTAACTAATAGACCCATTCCCATTTTTCGTTCCATACATATTTACTAATTCTTCTTTAGCAAGATCAATTTGTATCAGTGACATTATTTCATCTTGTGTTAAAGAATATTCTTCCACTTCAGCCAATTTTTCAATTTTTCCTGTTTCTTCATTTTTCTTACTTGTTTCTTTCATAATGGAAAGTTTTCCCTTTGAATCATATTCAGAAGGGAAAGTAATTAAATTTAATTTTGTCATTTCAATCAAAGCATCAAATAATTCAACCTTGAATTTACCAGGAGCGATAAGTTTCATAGTATCTCTATCAGCATTAGGATATTTACTTGCATATGGCTCATAAGTCTTATTACCTATAGAACCATACTCTAGATCAATAAAACCTCTATGGGTACGCCCTGAATCATCTTGCCAATCTTCAAGCAAATTATCTGCCCATGAAGAAACACCACCGCCGCCTGCTCCTGAGTCGATTAATACTTTCATAATATTCTCAAAATCGGCAGCCTTATTACCATTATATTCAACTAACATACGTTTAAAATCTTTTTGCTGATCAGGAGAACTAATTGGTCTTTTAAATTTATTCTTAGAATCAGACCAACAAACACAATTGACAATTCGCATTTTATACCCAACATTAGTATCTTCATATATTTCACCAATAGAACAAATAGCATTATCATTTGTACGGGCAGGGTCAATTGCAAAGACAAATTTTTGTCCACCTTGATTTGCTAACACTGGAGGATATACTTCGGAGTTATGTATAATCGTTGCGCGTTTAACAATTTGTTTATCTGATCCCTCAGATGTAAAGATATTCTTATATTCACGCATACCTTTTTCGGGATTTTCACGCATTTTAGCATCAATAGTATCTTGAGATAAAAGAGGGACGGGATATAATTTTCCATTATATGTAGCATTAACTACAATATCAGAACTGATATCTGCTACAAAGTAATCTTTATCGCCCATAATCATTCTCTTAGAATACTCTGAGTATTTTTTAAAGAAATAAGAATCTGTTGTTGAAGCAGAAGACGCAAAAATTCGTTGATTGGGAAAACTTTTCGGCTCAAGACTTACATCAACTTTACCTCCTAATTTGAAGCTACTGTTTTGAGTTAGGAAAGGTTCAGTCGCAGTGAATAACTCCTCACTTATGAAACCGGCTTCATCATACAGATTCAAATTACTTCTTTTACCACGAATATTATCAAAGGCTCCGTTTAATGAATGAACAGCACTACCATTATAGAGATAAGTTTTAAAAGATGCTGGACTATGAGTGAATCCATCTGTATTTGCTGCACTTTTAACAGTTTCGTTAAAGAATATATCAGTAAGACCAGTAAAAGATTGTATCTCTTTTTTTGCTATTTTTTCTATTTTTAAAAAAGTATCTTGTGCCTGACTTCCAGTTCCTGACATAATGTATACTTGAAAATTTGGTATAAGAATAGTTTTTGCCATAATAAATGGTGCTGCTAAAGTTGATTTGCCAGAGTTACGCCCCATACACCATACAACATATGGTCGCGTCCAAGATTGCTCAAATGCCCATTTTTGAAAATCCAATAATTCTATTCCTAAAAATCTACTAACAAAATCAACAGGATTTTTTCTTCCAAATTGGATAATTTCTGCTAACTTTAAATAACCATCAATTTTGCGTTGAGACATGTTTGATTTATTCATTTGTCTCAACACCAATCTCAAAATTACTTAATTTTTCTCGCAATACACGATTTTCTTCAATCAACTTTTCATTTTCTTTTTGTATCTTAATATAGGCTTGGTTTTGTAAAGAAAGCATTTCATTATAATCATTTTCATCAAGTTTTAGTTGAGACAAAATAGCTTTATTACTCAATTCAGCAACTTGTTCTATCCCTTTTGCGGTTTCAATATCAAATAAGTTAACTTTTGCTTCGTTGAATTCTTTATTTTGAAGTTCTTTCAAAATTCCAGATAACGTTCCAGCGCCCTTACTCTTATTTTTATTATAATTTTCAGAGATACAATTATCCTGAGCAAGTTTCATCATTGACATCAACAATGTTTTCTTTGCATCAACTAATGATTTAACGCCACCGCCTTTAGTTGCTATATCTGCAATATTAGACATCGTTTCAGCTAAAGCTCTGTTTATTTTATCAACTTGATTGAATCCTTTTGCTAATTCAATATATGATTGGAGCTTAAATCCATCTGAGAGAGTGTCATCATTTAATGAATCAACCAATCTATTATATAAGTAGCGTTTATCTTCTTCTTGTTCACCCTCAAATGGATCATATCCTAAAATACGTAAAACGTCTTTTCTATTTCTTTCATCCAACTGATATGATTCATCATCTTTTTTATCTATAATTTCAACTTTATGCGTTGAATGTTCTTTTTTAATATTATTATGTATATCATTATTTTTATTTTCTGAATCAGATGGAGCTTCAAATTCACTATCATTCCATGTGAATCCAGTCCCTCTATTCATAGAAAATGCATTCTTATAATAGATACCAAACAGATTCGACATTGAAACATTGTTTTTACTATTTTTAATTTGATTAACGGAGCTTACGAAATATGTATAAATAAAAGGTTTATCCATTTTTCGCAGGGCCTCTTGAAACCTAGTTAAAAATTCTTGAGAAAATAAGTCTGTATCTGCTGTAATATTTAATTCAGATTTAATACAATCTTTACATACAGGATATCGACCTGTAGCAGCAAAAGTTGATGAATCAGTGGTAAAAAAGCTACGTTTCAAATCTTTTTCTTTCCCACACTGCATACACATAAGCTTCGGTTTGTCTGATTGTTTTCTTTTTGTTACTACAATAAAAATCACTTCCTTTAATTCGACTGTTTAATATTATATTTTATGTAAAATGTGTTTAATGTTCTCAAAGTCCATCAATTGGATCAACGATCTATTCAGATCGCTAACCCTGTCATGAATTTTGAGGATAAAAGGATTATTCTATTACGCTCCTGCCATCATACCCGCAGTAATTAAAGCATTAATAATGTCCGTTGTAGTTGCTGTAGCAGGATCAAGATGAGCCATTTGTGTAGCTGTTAATTTTCCTGTAACTGTGCTATTAGAACTTACAGCAGTAGCAAAATCAGTAATCTGAGAAGCGGTATGTGTATGAGCAGAAGGAGTAAATGTAGTAGGTTTCCCTGTCACTTCTGTCCATCCTGGCACATAATTGCCAGCTTTTGCAGTAGTTGAAGTTGTACCAAGGGCAAGATTGCTCGTACCTGCACCAATAGCAGTCCTTGCAGAAGCTACATCTGCTGCTTTCATTACAGATTTTCCC